GTGCAGCTGGTAGAAACCCTGATGCAGTAGAAATGCGTGCAGGAGGTCCTAGAAAATTCCAACTCGCAGGATTTAACCCTGGTGTAAATCCATACGATACTGAAAGCGATCCATATGGCCCAGATAATCCTAATAGCGCATTAAATTCTGTAAATGCATATGGAGGACTTATTCGTAGAACTCGTACTAGTGGTATGGAATCTTTCATACTACCAGATGGAACAGTTACAATGCCTGGATCAGTTGAACATATGCAGGCATCTGCGTTTTATAATATCCAAGCTCCTATAAGAACTCAATATAAAGAGTCAGAGTATTTTGAAAGTAGAGACCAAGAAGGTTTCCTTACTGGAAAAGCGTCTCAGGAACAAGACAAGACTCCACCTACTAATAATAATCAGTCTAACACTGGTGGAGGATCAGGCAGTGCAGGGCCAAGTACAAGAGGAGAAGATATGTTAAAGTTAGAAACGATTCCTGCTAGTGAACTTACTCTTCTTAATCGAAATACAGATGGCTCTTATGATTATGACGGAGACCCTAATACTCTTAATGATAGAGATGACAAAATTCTTATGGAGCGTAGCACAGTTCCTAAAGAAGATGGCACTATAAGCACTAATGAAACTACTAAAGGAGCAGATGGTCTAACTAGAGCAGAAAAGAAAGCTTTAGACAGACTATATAAAGATGTTCCAAACTTAGCTATTGCAGCAGGTGTTGCTCAGTTAGGGCCTGCTATGTACGCTATGCTACATAAAGAAAAGGCACAAAAACTAATGGGGGCTCCTGGTAGGATTAAAGCTCCTAACCTAGATAGAGTAAGCTATAACGCAGAGCGTATGGCTAACGCTGCAGATAATAGAGCGTTAAATAGATTTATTGAAACTAGCGGAGGCGGGCCAGCTAACATTATAAGTAAGATGGCAGCTTACAGACGTAAGCAAACTGGCGATATGCAAATTGCTGCAGCAGAAGCTAAAGCTAACACTCAGATTGCAAATGCTGAAGCTCAGATGGGTATGCAGGCAGATATACAAAATGTTAGAAACAGAATGCAAGTAGACAGCATTAATACACAGCTTAAAGAGCAACAAAGAATTGCTGAAGAAAATCAGAAGATGATGGGACTTGATAGGTTAGCATCAGGAGCTGCTGGTTTAGCTGGAGATGTTATGAGCTATCAAGCAGAGCAGGCCTTAGCTAGATCTGCGGGCACTTTTGGAGTCTATGAAAGAAATAGAATACGCCAAATGCTGCTAGGCAAAATCAACGAAAGAACAGGTAAGCCGTATACCAATGAAGACATTGCTAAAATCTTTGGTATTAAAATTAACGAGCCTGTACCAACTGGTAATACAGAAACCGAAGAAACAGAGTAATGAGAAGGTACCAACTAACCCCATATCAAACGGTTTATAGAGACCAAAACAGTGTTAAGATTAATGAGACACTGCGTCAAAGGTTTGAGCAAGCATTTAATGCGGATGACGCTATTGCTGGTGCTGTAGATCAAATGACAGTTGCTGACTTTGAAGGAGACCAAGCTTTAAAGATGCAGCTAGAAAATGACACTCGGAATGCTTTACAGGAGAGAGCAGCTCGTGGCGACTATGAAACAATGGGTATGGATGTAGCTAGAAGTGCTAGAGACTTCCAGACTAGGTACACTCCTTTGGAGCAGAACTATAAGAAGTTTGCTGCATATCAAGAGGCTTTAAAAGAGCTACAAAACTCTAAAATTGGAGAAGGTGGAATATATGATCAAACTGCACAGTTAGCTTTAGCTGCTTCTATGCATGACTATAAAGGTCTGCAGACAAATGAAGATGGTAGTATTGATGAAGGAAGTTTTTTTAACGGTGTAAACTTAGTTGGAGATGTAGATATTAGTGCAGAGTTTGATAAGGCAATGCAGGGCTACAATGCGCGTAAAGGCGGTACGGAAACTAAACAGCTTGCGCAGACACTGTATGACAAGAATGGTAAAATTATAGGCCAACCTGGACAATGGGCAATAAAAAGAGGTACAGAATGGGAAATAGTTCCTAAAGAAGACATAGATGTAGTTATGCAAGACCTGTTAAGTAGGCCTGATGTGCAGTCTTCTCTTAACCAGTTTGCTTCGCTTAGAACGTATAATGTAACTGACGAAGACATTCAACAGCAACTTCTTGCTGCGTTAGACGGAGACATAAATGACCCAGATAATATGGGAGGACTTAGGGGCATGCTGCAAAAAGCTATTAGTGAAGGAAAAACTGAAGAAGCTGCTGCCTTAGAAGCACAGATAAAAAGGTATAGCGAAATGCTAGAGGGTACAGGAGTAGAGACTCCTGAAGAAATGATGGCTCTTCGTAAACAGTTTATGTTACAATCTGTAAAGAATTCTGAAATAGAAAGAGAGTATGGAGCTGCCTACGCTAAGTATGTAAGAGAAAATGTATGGACTAATGAAGACATTACTTATGATGACCTGTTCGTGGCAAGGTATAAGCATGAACTAGAGTCATATTTACCTGAAGTTATGGTCGACAGCGGTGTTACTCAAATTAACAATCCTGGTGGAGCAGATCTAAAGAGTATTAATGCGTACTTAGAATCAAGCCTTCTACAAGAAGACAGTTTACTGCAGACTATTAATGAGCAGCTAGGCGCTGAACGTCCTCTTACTGCAGAAGATATATTAAATGGCACAAATATTCCTGCTAACGCTAATCCAGCTTTAGTAGAGCAATATAAATCTCAACTTCAGTCTATAAGGATTCAGAGACATTTGCAAGAAGAAAGGATGGCAGATGCTGCTGCAGTAACAGGAGAGAGTGAAGAAAAAAGGCAGTCTGACATGCGAGCAGTTACAGGTGCACAAGAGCTTTTTGATGTTATAACTGGCATAATGCCAGACACAATAGGTAATGAAGAGCTGCAATGGGATATACTGAAGGCATATATGGGAGGTCGAGTCGCAAATAAAGACACTAATTACGAAAGTGGGTACGGTGAAGATGGCGTATATAGAATCTCTATGGACGATTTAAAGTTGCTAGCTAGTGGCAGAAACGCAAGAGCGCACAGTGGTAGCAAGGAAGATGGGACATTTGTCCCAGGATGGGAGTCCGTACGAGGATTTGGATATTCAACCAACTGGTTTGGGTTAAAGGGTCCTCTATCTATATTTGGCCCTGAGAATTTGGCAGATAGGCAGTTTGCTGATAGAGACGTTGATGATATACTAGCTGATATGTATGACGTTCGTGAGGTGTCAGATGACCTTCTTAATGCAGAACTAAAGAAAACTGAAAAATTAATAGCAGGAGACATGGTAAGCACCAATGCTCCAGGTTCTACAAATGCAGAGGTTAGAGCAAATACTGCTGCTATGAAAAATGCATTTGTTGGCAAGGTTTTACCTGAAAACTTTAAGATCTACTACGATGGGCAAGTACAAGAAACTGCTAATACAGAAGGCTATGGTACTAGAGCTGCATTAAAGGACGTTATGGAGATTGTCGACACTCCTAAAGTAACAGATATTAAGTATCCAAAAACTACAATAGGCGGCATGCAAGTTCTCCAATTTACTGTAGAAGGTAAAAATGCAGATGGTCAGCTAATTAGTAAAGACATCTTAGTTCCTACGAGTAACCTAGAACAGTCTGGCTTAAATGTACTGTTTACTAACCCACTTTATAGAGTAGAGCAGGAGTTAGATATGCACCGTGTACATGGACGTCCTGGAGCTATTTTAGAGTTCTTAGATGAAAATGGTATTGTTACTGGGGCTTTAGAATATGTATTTGAAAAAGAAGGAAAAGCTACAGGCGGGATTGTTAACATTTTAGATGCAGACGGTAATATTATATCTGGCGGCACTGTAAGTATGGGGTCTAATGCAGTTGCTGAAATTATTGAGCAAAATATAGAAGACAAGCAAACATTTAGAACCAGACTTCCTAAGTAATATGGCAGAAGAAAATACATCCCTTGTAAATCCTATGACTGGATTGACTCTAGGAGAACAAGCTCCTGGAATAGATTCAACTTCTGGAGAAGACTTACTAGTAAATCCTATGACTGGGCAAACTCTTACAGGAGCTGCGCAAGTAAAGGGACTTACATTTGGAGGTAAGCCAGGAGAGTTAGCTGCACAAATGCAGGGACATACTTGGACTAGAAGAACTGGAGATGACTTATCTAAGTATCAAGCTTATAACGTTGCATTAGGACAAGATTTAAACTGGGATGAACAGAGAGCTCGTAACCAATCTACAGCAGAAAAATGGGGTAGAGGATTATCTAAGGCGGGAGTTACTACTCTAGGAGCTATAGCAGAAAATACAATAGGAATATTATTTGGGCTTGGGGAGCTTGCAACAGGTGGTCAATATTATGACAATGTAGTTGGTCAAACTGTAGACAGCGCAAATGAGTGGATGCGTGAGCATTACCCTAATTACTACACTGAATCAGAGATGAATATGACAACTCTGCAAAAAATGGGGACAGCTAACTTCTATGCAGACACTGTTGCAAATGGATTAGGATACAGTCTTGGAGCTGTTGCAACTATGTTTTTAACTGGAGGGACAGGGTATGTAGGAATGGCGGCTAAAGGAGTTCAAGCAGTAGGTGCAGGTAGCAAGCTATTAGGTATGTATAGACTATCTAAAGCAATTACTCAAGGTACCAAGCTAGCATCTACTTTAGCAAAAGGAGCGGGAATTAGCAAGTCTGCTTTAAGAGCAGGGCAAATGCTTGACGCAGCTATTATGATGTCTCTTGCAGAATCTTCTGTAGAGGCAAGAGAAACTAAAAGAGGAGTGCATGACGATCTTGTACAACAGTATTTAGAAGACAATGGTTTAGATTATGAGTGGCAAATACCAGATGCAGAAAAAGTTAAAATAGACAAAGCTGCAATCTCTGCAGGTAATGCAAACTTTGGACTGAACATGGTTGTTACTAGTGGTACAAACGCCTTAATGTTTGGTAAGATGGCGTTAGGATTTAAAGGCGCAACTAAAGCTAATAAAGACGTCATATTTGACGCAGCCAAAAGAGAGGTAGTTGATACCCTAGCTGAACGAGGTGTAATGCGTACTGCCCTCAGCAGACTAAAGCCAGTTGCCATAGGAGGTCTAGAAGAGGCAACTCAAGAGGGTTTACAGTTTGCGTCTAACATATACTCAAGCACTCTTCATACTGATAAATATCATGACGGAGGAGTAGGTGACAGATGGGGCGCAATGATGAAAGGACTCTCAGAAACTTTTGGTACACAAGAAGGTAGAGAGTCTATGCTAGTAGGTTTTCTTACTGGTGGCCTAATGGGAGGTGGAGGAGCTGCAGTTAGAGGAGAGTACAAAAATAGAAAGGCTGCCGCAGCAAATTTAAAAGCTGCTATTGATGCAGGGTACTTTGATAACATTATGGCAGCTGCACAGGCAGAAAATGCAAATGCAAGTTACATACAGCAAATGCAAGATGCTCTAAGTAGAGGAGACCATAAAGGGTTTAAAGATGTCCAGATGAAGATGATCTTTAATAATGGGCTCAATATTCTTGATCAGGGAGGGTTCGATGTGCTTATGGAAAAGCTAGAAGACTCTAAAAGCATGTCTGAGGGAGAGTTTAAAAAGATGTATGGATACACAGGCGTAGATTCAAACGGCAATACGCTATCTCTTGCAGATCAGGCGGGCGGACAAAGTCAAGCTCAAATAGTAGACAATCTTAAAGGTAAATTAGAGCAGTTAAAAACTACGTACGAAAACGTTAATGAAATGTTTCCTCTGCCTGACAAGACTAAAGGTCTGCCTAGAATGAGGATGACTGAGGCAGAAAGAGCTGCAGAGGATACTGTCTATAACCAACAACAAGCGTTAAGAAACGAGCTAATCTATAACGGTGCACTTATTACAGATAGAAATGCACGTATGGAGTCTTTGCAAAAAGACATGCAGCAAGTTATTGACAATGACCCTGCACTTAAGAACTCTGGCATAGATGTTAAAAAAGCAATATCTGAAGCCTTTGCTGAGGAAGATGTTACTCTTAGCGAGGAGACTCCTTCTGCTGAAGAGTATCTTGTAAAAAGAAATACTGCAATAGCTACAGCATTAAAAAACATACAGGACCAAATGCTGGGCCCTAATGGTAGTGCAATAGCTGCGGATAAGTTTGGCCGACAGGCAAATGACTATATAGGTCTTATGTCAGATACAGACCGTGCATTAAATGCTTATAATAAACTAGTATCTGATCCTTTTTACCGTCAAGCTTTCCAAGAAGAGGTAGCAAATAATGAGCGTATTGCTAAAGAACAACAAGTTCAAAATAGATTAGACGAAGCTATTAGCAACTCTGCTACAGCAGCAGATCTTGTTGCTAATTCTCCTGATGTAAACGACTTGACGCCTGCACAAAAGCAACAGCTTGAGGACAAGCTAGATGCACTAAACGCAGCAGAGAAGGCAGCTGCAGATAACTTTATACAAGAGAGAATTAATATGTCTCTCGAGGATAGACTAAAAGATTTAAAAAACATAGATCCAGAAAGTCTTAGTCCTACACAACGTGCAGGGTTAACTAGAGCTATAACAGAAACAGAAGCAGCCTTAAACAAGCAGAAAGAAGGACAGCCTATAGAAGAAAAGGTTGCTGAGGCTATAAATGCGGGCGTCGCAGAACCTGTAGAAGATGCATTTAAAGAAGAAAACCTTGGAGGCGTAACAGCAGCTAGTGCAGATGGTAGAGAATTTATTATTGATGGTAAACGATTCTTTAACCGCAGAACAAATCCACTAGATGCAATAGAACGTACAAGAGACGGCGGTATAAAAACTGTCAGCTTATTCGATGAGCAGGGCAACAGACATGTTATATGGGGTCCTCAGGATAGAGTAGAAACACTGGCTTACCACATTATTCTATCTGAAATGGCAAAAGTAGAAGGCCAGCCTACTATAAACCGTGAGCAAGCTTTGTTAGAAAAGAAAGCTGCAGAAGAAATTATTAGAAGGAAAGCTACTACTGGTAAACATGGTAGCAAAACTACACCAGCCTTAAGGCAAGAGATATATGAATTAGAACGGCTGTTTGATGCAGCTCTGCAAGCTTCTGATAATCTGCGTACATCTTATATACAAGAAGCAGGTGCAACTAAAGAAGATCTAAAAAATGATCCTGAACTAAAAGCGTTAAACAAAGAAATGCGCTCGTTGACTGCGCGAATTCGTGAGATGAAAAAGGTACTAAAGTACCGTAGAGAATCTGTGACTCCTACATCTAACGAGATACTTCGTGCAGAAAATAAAGCAATGCAGGTAATTGAAGATCATGAAAATCAAATTACTGAACTTCAAAGCCAAATAGAAGTATCTAAGGAAAAAGGCCTTGATGCAAAAGCTAGAGTCGAGTCGTTAAATGCTGCAAGCACGACAGAAAAGGCTACAGATGAGTGGATTGCTAGTAAGAGGCAGGCCGTAAAAACTATGGACACTGAAAGAGCTGCAATCCGAGAAGCTCAAGAAAGAATTAAAGAACTGCAAGCTGCAATAGCTGTAGAGCAGCAACAATTAAAACGTTTAGAAAATGAAAGAAGTAATGAAACTGCAGGACCTCGAGAAGAGGCTGAGCTCTCAGACGCAGCAAGCGCTGAAAGGGAAGACAATGCAAGAGAGAAGGCTGATACTAGAGGAGAAATTGAAGGCGCGAGGGCTGATGTAGAAGGTCCAGTAGAAGAAAGCGTAACTGCTCCTACAGATAATGAGGCGCTTAAAATTGAGCAGGCTATAAATAACGAGCCTGTTCCAGATAACGACACAGGACAAGCTGGAGAACAGCTTGGTCTATTTGATGACATGGATGATGCTAGCTGGGAAGACGTTGATCCAGCTGCTCCTACATTTGGAGATGCACTACAAGAAGCAGCACAGACTGCAGTGCCTCCTAACGAGGCTCCTACAGGAGGTAATATAGGGGTAGGCATGGCTAACGACGACAATGTAATAAGAAGAAAAGAAACTAACTATAAGTTTGTAAGAATAGCTTCTCCTAACGGCGCAGTAGAAACTAATGAGGATGTTCTAAATGGAGATGCAACGGTACTTATTCCTAATCGAGGGCTACTAGCTGCATCACCTGTAGGAACGGAGGTAGAGTTTGAATTAATTGAGAATGACTTCTTTAAAGAAAGCGGTCGTATGTCACCACGTATTCTTGCAGACGGATCTGTATCAGGAGCGTTTGATGTGGTGCCTATCTATGTAAAAATTAATGGAGAGATTGTAGGTAAGCTAGAAAAGTCTGACGGTGCATCTGCTGCAGACAGAAGGGCTCTTGTAAAAAAACTGCTGTCAGGAGAAAGAGTTACTAGCGTTATTAGCCAGAAAGCAGCTTCTCCAAGAAATCTTAATCATACAAGAGTGCAGACGCCTACAGAAGTAGATGCAGTTGGAGAGCAACAATATAGATACGATCCTTACTTCTCTAAACCTACTGACGTATTCCAAAAGAACGATGAAGGAAGTATTATTCTAGCTGCAGTAAGCGCAGATAGAGGAGTAAGTGCTTGGGTAACAGGTAATGAAGCTATTGATGCAGACTTAGGAAACCATCAAAACTTTGAAAACCTTACTTCTGGTCAAATAGCTGTAGTTATTAGACCTGAAAACAGTCCTGATGGTAAGTCTAAACTTGCTATTGCAAGCACTGCTAAGCTTAGCGGGCAGGCACAAAATGTAGTATTCAATAAGCTTGGAGAAGGAAACCTTGCGGACGCTGCAGAAATAGTAGCAAATAGTAAAACAGCAGACTCTAGAAAAAATGCTATGCAAAACAGTACTTTCCTAGAGTTTAATCAATTTGAAGATGGTACAAATTATATAGTGTACGGGTCTCCATCAAACAAGGCTACTGCTATGGTTCGTATAAATGAAAACGAGCTTACTAAAGCTATTCAAAGAGGCGGGTCACCAAGGTTTGACTTTGTACAGTACGATGAGTCAGCAGACACTTGGCGTAAAATGGCTCCAGCTGCTACTAAAGAGTTTCAGGCAAATTTCTCATCAACAGGCATAGTAGATTTATATGCAGAGATGGATAATAGAGGAGGTATAACGGCAGACTTAAGAAAGTTTTTAGAAAAGAAAAAGTACAATGTAGATATTGCAGCGTCAAATGCTAATGCGCCGTATGTATCTAAGGTAACAGGTATATCTTACGACAACTACCAAGACTACCTATTTGGTACTGACAACAATGCTAGTCCAGAGACTGGTGATATAGCTGGTAGGTTTGGACATAGCGCAATATTAACTACAGACGTAACAAACGTACGAGGTAGTGTGTTTAATAATATAGGAGTTAAGTTTGCAAAAGGCAACTTAAAAGGTACTACCGTGCAAGAGATAGTAGAAAACACAGAGTCTCCAAAAACTTCTAGCACTGAGCAAGAAGTAAATCTCGAAGAGCTGCGCAGGCTAATGGGACAAGGAGGTATGGCTAATACAATAGCAAAAAATCAATTAGATCAAGGTTGTAACTAATGGCGTGTAAAATAATAAGAGATAAAAAGACAGGTGCTGTTGTTGGAGTAAATGCTCCTAACGGTAAATCTTCTGAGCTGTACAAAGAACTGTCAACAATCGTTGGTAATCAGGACGCTTACGAGATATATGCATATACACAAACTAAAGAGTTTACAGACTGGTTTGGTATGAAGTGGGATTCTAATCCTAAAGCGGCTGATAGTCTGTTTACTGATGATAATGGTGAGCCTAAACTTATATACGGCAATGGTAAGGTAGAGTGGATGAACACTGACGGTGACCTGCTAACTGTTACAAAAGCAGGAGTAGCTGCAAAGGACAGGATAGGGGCACAAAGTGTTGCAGTAACGAAAGCGCAAAACTTAGTTGATCCAGCGCTAGAAACAGAGATACTAGACATTGCATCTACATTTGTGTCTGAAGCACGTAAGCAAAATCCAGAGTTTTTTAGAAACCCTAATAGTGTAAATGATTTCTTTAACCCTGGTCTAGATGCTAAAGGCAAGCCTATAGATAACGGCACACTTGCAAAAATGCTATTAGGTGAAAGTTTCGAGGGCCTTAGCAGATCTCAAGAAGATCTTAACACAGCAGTAGACCTATACAATACCTGGAAAGAAAGTGGTAGAGACTTTAATGCCCTACGAAATAACTTACCTGAAGGAGTAACACTTACGCCTGTAGGAGAGATAGTATTTTTTGACGTCTACGATAGATGGAACAGTCAAGTTAATGAAGCTACAGGCAACATTGAAACTGTAGGGTGGAGAGATAAAATACAAGACCGCTTGGCTAACCATGGAATGAAGATGACTAGCGAAGGGGAAATGCTAGTAGAAATGGACGAGACTCCTGTACGTATATACAGTGTAGCAAGACTGCAAGAAAACCCTAGAGATCGTTTATCAGCTGAAGCTAAAAGCGCTCTTGCAGGAATCAAGTACGATAATCCAAATTCTATACTAAAAAAATTATTAGGCCAAGGCTACCAAACTGATATGCCTATTGATATGGTGTATGGAGAATTAGCGCAAGCTACAGCAGAGCAGCCAAGCTTTCCAGCTATGCTAGCAGAGTTAGAGCAGCGAGCTAAATACAAACCAGAACTTACTCCTATAGTAGAACGACTACGAGGGCTAGAGCCTAATCAGCAAGCAGCAATATTTTCTAACTTTGCGCTAGCTTACAAGCAGTTTCTTTTATTTAGAATAGAACGCGGGATAGATGCAGAGGGTAATGTAAAGGTTACTACTAAAATGTCTAACCCTAACGAGAACGATACAGCACGTCGTTACCGTACTAGATACAACAATAACTCTATTGAGAGGCAGGCTCCTAATCCTAGGGCTTTATACAAAGAAGATGCAGAAGGCAATTTAGAAGTAATCCCAGAAAAGCTAGCAGCTGCTGACAATGCTTGGGAACGACTAGAAAGGGCTACTACAAATCTTAGACCTAATGACCCAGTACCTAGTGAGGCAGTAGATGCATTAGGAGATTACTTATGGAGTTTAGGAATGCAGTACGGACCTACCTTAGAAACTACAAAAGCTAATTTAACTAGGTATTTTACGATAGGTGGATTTATAGGTGGCAGACCTGCAAATGGAATGTTGTTATTTAACAACTACATTAACCCATCGTACAGAGGTAAAAAGAAACCGCTGGCAAGTTTACGAGAAGTAGCTAGGCAAAATAAAAACATCTACACAAGAGAGGGGTCAACTATAAACAAGATAGCTTCTATAGCACCTCTGTTTGACAGTAAGTACATAGGATCTTTTATAAGTGGTACAAACAAATCGTACTACCCTGTAAACCTACCAACAACTTTAGACGAGGTAGTTTTAAATATAAAGTCTAAGCAAGGTAACGAGCTTCTGCAGACAATGCTGCAAGACCCTTTGTATAATCCAGGATCTGATTTCCGTCACCAGTCTGTTTTAGTAACACGTCTTTTAAATAGTCCTACTTTTAGAGAAGCGTTTGAAGAGGAAGGAATAAGATCTTTAGACTCTTTAAAAGAAGCTAACGGCAACATAAGTGACTACGACGAGCAGTCATCTAGGTCATCACTTATTGTAAGGCTAAATGCTTTTGCAAATAATAATAATGCATCGCTAACTAGAATAGCTATACCTACAATGCCTGGTAGAAATCTAGACTTTATGATCCAGCCTAGGTATGATAACCAACAAGCAGCAGGAGTATCTAAAGAAGATATAATTAAAGGGCTAATACTACAAGACTTAGCTAGGCTAGACCAGGCAGATAAACAGGTTAAACGTGCTAGACTAACAGGAGATACCTCAAAACTTATAGAAGGCTATCACTATAAAAAAGGATCTATTCCTACTAACGCAGACGGCACTATTTTTACAGAAGATGGAGCTCAACTAGAAGGTTTAAACTTGCATGAAGAGTATATGCCAGGAAGTCCTACTAGCAAAGAAGGTCTTAAACGCCTTGCAAGCCAAGTGGAAGAATATGTATCAGGCAATGAAAGATATAGAATCAGCCCTGCAGGTCAGCATTTTGAAGCTAGACTTAACAGTCTTGTAGAGCAAGTTAAAGATAAGCTTAACAAATACGAAGACGATGTTACTGCGCAAATAGAAAAGTTTGACATTACATTAAGAGAAGAAGTGCATACAGACATGTCTACTAGAAAAGACTTTGTAAAAAGCTTTGTCTTTAATGACTTTGTTGGGCGTATAGAAGCAGCTAAATTGTTAAGAGGCGGGTTTGGATTTACAAAAGACACTAAAGACTTCTATAAGCGTATGGCCCTAGTTACAACGCCAGGGCAAAAATTACTAATTGCTGGAGAAGCTAAAGGCGATCCTACGTATGGTATGATGCCTTATTACAACGCAATTACAGTAGCAGATTTTAACTTTATAGATTCAGATAGAGCTAACCAGGTTGCTGATAGAATGCGAGACAATTTAATTGCAGCAGGTAACAGCGTAGAAGTAGCTAACACAATATCTGAAAAGTATACTAATGCAAATGCGGGCTTAGAAAAAACTGATGCGCAGTCTTTTATTAGCACAGAAATGTACCGTGGTATAATGCAAGGAATGGGGCAATGGGGCGAAAGAGACAATCAGGCCTATGCAAATGATAAAGCTGGTTTGGGATGGGTAGATGATAATGGCAACCCTGTGTCTATTTATCCTATCAAGCCTTATCACGAAGAGCTTACGCTTAGAAATGGTACAATGACATTGTCTATGGATAAGAATTCATACACAATTGTTACAAACGAAATAGCAAACGAGTTCCCAGAGCTACGAAAAATGCACAACGCTATGGAAGGTGGTAAAGTGCACGTTATTAATATGCGAAGTGCTACTAAAGGAGCAAAAAGTAATGTGCAGGATTTACAAAATCAAGCAGAGCTAGATACGTCTAACGTTACTATAATGAACTCTAAAGGATTGCGCCTGCCTCAGATTATAACAAAGAAAAAGGCAGAGAAAATTCTAATGTCTAGGCAAATTAGAAAAAACATTATTGCTAACATTGTTGCAGATGCTAACTATACTGTAGATGGGCAGACAATGAAAGGCGCAGAAGTGTTTGCAAGATTCCAAGACATTGTATCAGAAAATATTTTAGAGGATACTAACAACTTTAATAAAAGTATGGGCATTACGCGTCTGCAAAAAGCTGAGCGTGATACGCAGGAGTATGCTGATGCAAAACTTGACCACCTAAAAAAGGTAAGAGACAGACTTGCACAACAAGTAAAAGACAGAGAGCTGCCTGCCAACTACCTAAAAGGTCTAGACATTGTACCAAACGGTAGATACGACTGGAGATTTAGAGTGCCTCTATCTTTCCCTAACTACCAAGCTAAGTTTGAGCAGATACTACTAAGCACTGTAAAGCAAGATATTTTTAATCAAATGATTAAGGGTAAAGAGCTAGTGCAAATAGCAGAAGCAGGCGGGCACGGTGTAGATGGAGAGCTAAGAATGTACGATGGAACTAATAGAGCAGAGGTTAGAATTAAAGCTAGTACCTTAGGGCTATCCCCTGGAACAGACATTGCAGATGTAGATCCAAAAGTTCTAGAAGTAATTGGGTACCGTGTACCTAACCAAGGTAAAAACTCGTCACTGCCGATAAAAGTTGTAGGCTTCTTACCTGAAAGTCATGAGAAAGCTATTATGGTCCCTGGAGGAGTTACAGTGCAGATGGGATCTGACTTTGACATTGATAAAATGTACATTATACAGCCTGAAACAGAAATAGTAGATGGTAAAATGCAGCGTGTAGGTGTAGACTTTGCAAAAGATCCATCTAAAATGAACAGGCAAGAAAGGGATACAGCATTATATAGTCTAATGGACAGTATAATTACATCTCCTACACACCTGCGAGAAGTGCTTAACCCTCTAGATGACCCTAAACTGTACGACCTAGGAGCAAACTTGCTTAGAGCAGGCACTATCGAAGACAGAAACCATCCACTTGTAGAGCTTACACAAGAGGAAAGAAATAAGTCTGGACAAAGACTAACCGGTCTATGGGCTAACTTCTTATCAGGTCACAATGTATTGTCAAACAATCCTCTCCAAAGTAAAGTTGCTATTAATCTTAATGGGGAATCGCTAAACATGCTAGGCATGATACAAGCGGTAGACGGTACATACGTAGACCAAAACATATCGTTATACCTATCTGCTGCAGTAGACGCAGCTAAAAAGCCTGTACAAGTAGATATTAATGATAACTTATACACTGTGCCTGTAGCTGGATTTATGCTAAGTGTAGGTGTGCCAGTGCAAGATGTAGTGCACTTCTTATCACAGCCTATAATACAAGAGGTAATAGAAGAATCTAAGGTTAACGGCTACGGACTGAATAGAATGTCTAAAGCAATAAGCACTGTAGCTAAGAAATATAAAGGAGTAGTGCCTGAATTAATATCTCCTATGAGCAGTGCTAAGTTAGAAGAGTCAGCGGTTGGGGCAGCAACAGAAGTAGAAGAACTTAATATTCCTGCAGAACAACTTGCATACCTTGGCAACTTTAAGCAATTCTTTGAAGTAGGTAGACAACTACAAACGTTAAATCAGCTAATAACTCCAGACACACTAGAGAATGTTAATGAGATGTCAGCTATTGCTGCACACCTAGAAAGAGAAGATGCATTCTTTAGAGATCCAGAGTCGTCTCTTATCAAAGGAGGAGCTGAATTTGTATCATCTAATAGAGATGGTACAAGACCTGTATATCCTATATCTATTGCATACCGTGGTATACTTCAAACAGCACTGAACACTGCGGAAACTGCAGGGCTAATTAATAACAGACCTGCGTTCTTTACATTTAAGCAAATACTAAAACAGGACCTAAACATTAACACGCTTACTCCTGCTCAGCATAAGTTTATAGACAAAGCCTTGTTCTTAAAAATGATGGCAGACCGTAACAGCCCGTTAGCTCCACTAATGTCAGAGCAAGCAGCACGTGCAATGTATACAGGACCAAACAATATAGCAGCTAGATTAACTGCTCTAAAAGAAAAGTATCCTGGCCTATCAAGAAACTCGTTTGTAGAATCTTTACAAGAAGATCCAGCTAACAATGATGCAAATGCAAAAGTGTTTAAAGTAAAGTTTGACAACTCTTCTGATTTAACTGCGCATGATAAGAATAGGTTATCTAACGATCTACTTCTTTTGGTGACTAGACCTGAAAGCTACGCAAACAATCAAGACAATGCGCAAGAAGCTGCAGAAATTAAACAACTAGGTAAAATGATAGTAGCAAACCAGCTACTGACAAACGGATTTGCTCCAGGACCTGGTGCGTATATTGATCTAATACCTGTAGAAGCGTTTACTACAAACATTCTAAGTGATAGTCCTATAGCGCTTACACCTATAGAGTTTTTTGCAAACAATGCAGAAACAACTTTGCTAAACGAAACCTTCCAAGACTTTGTGCATGACTTTGTAAGAAGCTTTGGTACTGCAAAGCCTGGAGGCAGAAACATACTACCTGTAGTTAGGTACAAAGGAATGCCTGGAACTAAGACTCCTGGCATACCTAACAGTGTACCAATGTCTAAGCAAACAGCTGTCCACACAAAAAATAAAGGATTTGCAGCATATTTCGTAACTTACCACCCTACTGAAGGACCTATTATGTATGTTAGAGAAAGTGCTAATCCATTTGTAGGCAACTACAAAAGGCTACAGCCTCTAGGTGTTCCTGGTAAAATGCACGAAATACTATCGTCTAAAGATTCTATGGATAGCATCATACCTAGCGAAGGCACAACAGATCTGCCTGGAGCCAACTACGTATCTGAGCCAGCAGCTAAAGACATAGTAATGCCTGAAAGTGTAGAACAACCATTAAAACTTTGTAAAGCATAATGCCTTGTAAATATTTTGTAGACGGAAAAGAAAGCAAACTGTACACAGAACTGTACGGCTACTTTGATAATACAGCTCCAGAAAAGAAGAGTGCTGAAAGAGTATATGAGATACTACGTGACAATAGTATACTACGCCGTAACGATGGTAACCTATATGTCGTGCAAGGTAAAGGTGTTAGTACTCAGCTAAAAGAGCTTGACCGTATTAACAGTAAATACCCAGGCCTAATAGATTACAACTTTATTAAGAAAACAGAGCCTACACAATACTCTCCTACAAATAGACTGTTTGGAGCAGCTATTAACGAGTCAGTGCTACAATCTATACCACAGGACGGCGAAGCAAATGCTGATGCAACATATCAGACACGTCGAGACATTGATGAGTACATGCGTAGCAGGGAAACTAGTGCGTTTGCACAAGACTACCAGCTAGATGAGATGGCTAGAGCTGAGAATACATCAGATCAAAGTAGAATGTCTCAAGGACAAAAAGACACAGAGGTCCGAAACCAGCAAAAGATTACGCACCTAAAGAATGCATTCTCTAAGGTAGGCATAGAAGTAGATGTTGTAATGGACCCAAGCCTAGACGTATTAGGAGAGGTACAACCGCATGAGGTAGGAGAGCCTGTTACTATAAAGTTTAATCCTGATATAATGGCGGACGACACAGTGTACCACGAGTTTGGTCACGTGTACATTGACCTGCTAGGAACTGACCATCCTGCAGTGGCTAGCGCTATAGCACAACTAAAGGGAACTGACCTGTATACACAAGTAGAACAGAAATATCCAGACCTACAGGGCGAGCGTCTAGACAAAGAAGTGCTAGCTACAGCAATAGGTTTAGAAGGAGCTAAGATTACTAGAAAAAATCCTAGCCCTATACAGGTTCTACTTAACAAAATATTTAGAGCTTTCTCTAATATGCTTAACAAACTAGGGATTAAGTCTACACCTGCAACAGCTGCTACTCTTGCGCAGGAAATGTTTGCTAACGAGCTTAGGGCATCTGCAATGATTAACCCACTAAGTTCTTATGCGCAACAAAGTAGAGGCGAACAAAGATTAACGGATCTAGTAAACCAAGCAAAAATCCAAGTAGAGTCAGAGTTAAGAGCTATTAGAAACTTGCCTGAAGCTACTGAAGAGCAACAAAAAGCAAAAGAAAAAGCGTTAGATAGACAAGAAGTACTAAAAGTTACACTGTCTAATGTAAAGAAAGTAGAAGACCTATCTAAGTTCGTAGCAGCATCTGCAGAAACTATATCAAAAGCACGTGTTGAGTACGATAGACTAGTGGCTCTATCTAAGCAAAGTCCAGAAGAAGCAGCATCGCCGGCCAACATGGCCCGCATGTATGAGCTGAAAAAGACCATTGATGCAATGGATACTATAAAGCAGCTTAAAAATATTGTAAGAGCTAAACAAAGAAAAATCAAAAAAACTGGTCAAGCAAGACCGCGTCTTGACACAGAACGTTTGGCTAACATGGAAGAAAGAATCTTTGACATTATCGAAGAGGTTGAAGACATGGAGTATAGCTACAAGAAAGATATTATACCCATGGTAGCAGCTGCGTTACAGCCATTCCATAACACAAAAATAGATGCTGCTCTTCAAGAAAGGCTTGACAATGTATTAGAGCACAAAAGATGGCGTGGTATTTTAAAGGAGAGAGATAGGAGATATAAAGAGCTAGAAGAAAAACTTGCTGACGAGCAAATAACTCAAGAAGAGTTTGAAGACGCAAGAATAGAATTAACTGCGCAGCAAATTAGAGAGGAAATGATTCCTGGAAGAGGTGCTTTAATAAGAGAGTTAGAATCTGCATACGAAGATAAAAGTGCGTTTGCTTTTTACTTTGATCCTATTATGTACTCTAACGAGAAATCTATACAAATGCTAGCTAAGCTTATTGATGGTGCTAATATTAGAAAAAACGAAAGAGATTTAGACTTTAAGCCTGAACTTAATGAAGCCTACACAGAGTTTGCAAAAGGACAAAGTGAAGCAGATGTACAAAGACTTAACGAAGATCTGCTAGAAGAAGTAGAAATAGATAGCTGGAAAGACGGTAAACGCCAAAGAATAAAAGTATTAAGCCTTGTGCAGCCTCTAGATTTAAATAAAGCAAGAGCTGCAGAAAGAGAAATGTTTACTACTCTCGCTCAGAAGTACGGTAAACCTTTGCGTAGAGACTTTAAAACAGAAGGAGAGTATGATACAGCTCTTAAAAAGTGGCTAAACAATAGAAACACTGTAACGAGATACAACGCAGAACGAGATGCATGGTACGAAAAGAACCATGAGCCTAGTCCTACCTGGAAAACAGAGCTAGCTAAACTTGAAAGAGCTATTGCTAAGCAAGAAAAATATAAAAAGAACGCACAGGATAAAGGTAAAGAGGATGCTGTAGTAATGATCGAAACTAGAATACAGCAACTAAAAAATATAAAAAGAAACAATCTCACTTCTACAGGTAAACCTAGAGGAGAGTGGTCACAGCCTAAGGAGTCTATATATGCTAATAAAAAGTATAAAAAAATCCAAAGTAATCCACGACTTAAAAAGTACTATGACTTTGTTAGAAAAGAATTTAAGGTTGCTCATGATCTAATAGGCACTAGTAGAATGGATAAAAACCCATGGGATACACACTCGTACCTAATGCCTACTATCAGAAAAAAAGATATTGATAGGCTAAAAGAGCAAGGAGCGTGGAAAACTGCAAAAGATATACTTGCAGAAGCAACATCACCTATGGAAACAGATGACATGTTTGGTAACTATAATAGTCTTACAGGAGAATTAGATAAAAAAGTTCCTGTATACTATACAAATGTTGTGCCTGCAAAAGACGTGTCTAGAGACATTGCTAGTAGCCTATATCAGTTTAGAGATATGGCGCACAACTTTGCAGAAAAGTCAGATATTGTTGGGCAAGTAATGACAGCGCGTGAGGTAATGCAAAACCGTGGAGTGCTTGCAACTAATTCTTCTGGTACAGTAATGCTTAACAGCATAGCCAACTCTCTTGGTATGAAACTACCACAGCGTAAAGATGGAGAGTCATGGAGAATGAAGCACTTAGACGAATTCCTAGACATGGCCCTGTTTGGTCAAAAAGAAATCCAAGCTAAAGTAGGTAAATGGGATCTATCTAAATCTGTTAATGCAATAAACAGTTTTACAGCTATAAACAATCTATCGTTTAACTTTTTACAAGGTGTAAACCAGGGTATATTAGATAACATGACTAGCTTGCAAGAAGGTATAGCAGGTCAATTTTTTACTAAGGCAGACCTAGCATGGGCAAAGAAGCAATACTGGTCAGAAGGAGCAGCAATAAAAGATGTAGGTAAATTTATGCCTACTACTAAGCTTGGTAAAGCAATAGAATTCTTTGATGCGCTTACAGAAATGACAGACCGAGAAGGTCAAAGGCTAGTAGGATCTAAAGCCCGTAAGCTTATGGATTCTGGAAACTTCCTTTTTGTTCAGGCGGCATTTGAGCATGAGATGTCAGGAACAAGAATGCTAGCAATTCTAAATAATACTAAAGTAAAAGATGCAGACGGTAATGCAATTCTAAACGAAAACGGAAAAGAAGCAAGCTTGTACGACATGCTAGTCATAGATGAAAAAGGTCGTATGTCTATAGATCCTAGAGTAGCTAATGTTACAAAAAATGAAATTACACATTTAATACGAGGCGTAGCTCGACGCACAAACCAGATCAAAGGAAGCTTTGACAAAGGAATGCTGGAAAGACGTTGGTATGGTAAGCTCTTTATGCTATTTAGACGCTACATAAATCCAGGTATTAGAAGACGTTTTGGGCACGGCGAGCCTTTACACGTAGATGAAGAGCTAGGAACAGTAACTCAAGGAATGTACAGAACTTTCTTTAATATGTTCTTAGAAGCATACGACAAGAAAACTCCTAACTTGCTGTCTATATACGATACTATGACAGATAGTGAAAAAGCAGATGTAAAGCGTACTGCCGTAGAACTATCATCAATTGTTGCCGCAGCAGCTATTGTAGCAGCACTATCTAACTTAGATGACGACGAAGAAACCTGGGTAAGTAACTTTATGCTATACCAAGCAAGACGTTATCAAACAGAAATGATGCAATGGAATCCATTGTTTGGATACAAAGATGTAATTAGAATGGCTAAGTCGCCAGCTGCAACTGTACGACCATTAGAGAATGGCCTAAACCTAGCACAGCAAATATTCTTCTACGAACTACCATACATAGCCGGCATACCTGTAGACGACAAAAGAATACACTACCAGCGAAGAACTGGTAGGTTTGAAAAAGGAGATAGAAAAATAAGAAAGCAAGTAGAAGACTTGTTGCCTATCGTAAGAGGTATTGAAAAGTCTAAGACTCCAGAAGAAGCATTTAAGTGGTTTAATCTATAACTAGCAGAGAGCTAGTACAGTAAAAGGGGGGCTATGCCCCCTTTTTTAACAATGCTAGTTTAAGTAAAAATAAATAACCAATTAAATCATCTACCGTGTCCTCTGTTTCATCATAGATGCCACGGTTTCTTATCCTAGCAAGTTTATCATCCATACGTACAAGCAAGGACTCAACTGCGTCGAGCTTACTAAATACGTTTAGCGGTTCCAAAGCGCTGTTGCCATAAGCCAAGTTCTTAGCCTTTAGCAAATCAGCAATCTTTGTAACCTCTATATCTAAGTCTGCAGCAAACTGTTTGTGCAGATCTACCTCTTTGTTTATGTTCTTAGTATCCATATGATCCCATTCTTTTCCACTATTAATCATCATTAAAATGGTGCTTCTTCTAAAGTTTTTGCAGGATGTAATGTATCGCAAGAAGGGCACCAGCGAATAGGAGTACTGAGAAGGCTATTAATTTTACTAAAATGGCCGCAATCAAAAAACCCAGCACGCCCACCACTATAAGACTCGGCAGCAGGATGTGCTGCTTTAAGAATAGTATGGTCTCCCTTAATAAATTTCTCATAATCTTGTGCTTTTCTGCCCCACAATACAAATATAAGATTCTCTTTAGAACTTGACAACGCTTCTAGGAACTGCTGAGTAAACGGACGCCACACACCTGTGTGAGATCCCGCGCTACCCTTCAGCACTGTAAGCGCTGTGTTAAGTAATAGAACACCTTGCTCTGCCCAGCTTTCTAGACTAATATCAAAGTCCATGCTAAGCGTACCAAAGTCCTTTTCTACTGCTGTAATAATATTACGTAGACTAGGACTAGTAGAGTTGTAACTGTCCGGATCATTTGCAAACGCAAGTCCAGTAGCACTGCCATCATGGTATGGGTCCTGACCTAGTATAACAACTTTTACATCCTTATACTGACACATGTTAAACGCTCTAAACGTTTTACTAGTATCTGGTAGTACTTTAAAACCGTGCGACCTGCACTGTACAATTGTCTGTCTTATCTTTTTAAAATCCTCTGTATCTAACAAAGGCTTAAGCAGAGGATACCAATCCCCTACTTGCGTTTCTAACGTTTTCATATATAAATCTTAGGATTAAAAGTCTCCTCTTCTTCATTCATGATACTGTACACCTCTGCATTATCGTCTAGTTCTACTCCAAGCTCAGCTTCTAGCCTCATACGGCGTCTAGTAGACTTAAACAATATCTGGCCTAGTGCGCCATCTATGTCAAACCCGTGGAAATCTAGAATCTTGTCCTTGTAGTCTGGACTAAGCTGCGAGTATCTACCATTCAGAAAGTGTACGTAGTTTTCTTTGTGTTGATCAGGTACATTAAAAACAAATAAAACAAAATGCGGCGACGGATCGTAGTAATCTACAAACCCTCTAAACTGCTGTAAGGCCTGTTCAAACTTTAGAAAAAGCTTGTCACCAGAAAATCTATACAGCAATGCTATCTTATTCTTGTGTTCTTTTGTATTGATAAAACAATTAACAAATAAACTATCAAACATGAAGAGCCTGCGTTCCGCGCCTAGCATAGGCATAACGAACATTGAAGACTTTGTTAATGTTGAAGTACTTAAATTATATACTAGTTTTTTACCAACAATATCTTTAGTAATGGTATTAACTTTGTAAGGCTTTTTCTTAACGTTAATAACATCACCTTTACATATAGTATAGTGCCCAGTGTCAAGAGCTATAATTCTGTCTCCAACTTTCGTTTCAACAGCACCCCTGTCACTAGGCATTAGTGTAAAAGTTCTAGCATTTTTAGGAACTAGTATTACCTCTTTAGATTTCACTCGCATGTTCTACCACATTATTTGTTTTTAAAGGCGGCAGCGAAGATCCTGTACATTGCAATACCTCATCAGGAGTTTGCAACATATATACAAGGTTGAACGTCTCTGTAAATTTACAAATTCCTTCTCTATTTCCAAATTTTTCTATATATTTCTCAATGACAATACCTGCATACGTGTGTATATCAGGCATCTCATCAATCAATTTATCAGCAGTCTTAGGACCTAGACCAGGTATACCAGGTATACCGTCAGTAGAGTCCCCCATCAAAGTTTGCTTCCACAAAAATGCTTCTGCATCCTCATCAGATGTGTGCACCCACTCCATCTTTTGATAGTTGTAGTGAGAGCCAGGCACCTGCTTAAGCACATCCTTGTCAGGACTACATACAACATAAGAATCTCCCTCTGTCTCTGCTATTTGCGAAGCATATACAGAAACACAGTCATCTGCTTCTAGCCCATCTACAGAGATGAAGTTGTACGGATCTTGTTGCAAGTACGCACGCAGTGCATAAAAGATAGGAGGTTTCATAGCTCCAGACCTATTGTATTTGTAACCTTTAGTCTTTGCTACTTTGTATCTAAAACACCTACCAAGGGTAAGGAATCCCATATACTCATCTGCTTCTGTTTCGCTAAGTATAGTATTTATTCTTAAATCTATTCCAGCTATCGCCTCTTCTAAAGTTGCTGCGCCCATCTCATAGTACATAAGACTATCGGCGTCTATTAGTGCAATTTTACTCATTCTTCTATATTTAAAAATTAAAAATAAAGGGGGAGTTGCCTCCCCCATTACATTAGCCTAAAGCATTTAACTCTGCAATGCTTTTATCTGCGTCTACTTTTGACTCAGCATACGCTTCTACTGCTTCCTTACGCATTTCTTCCCACTCTTCGTCTGTCTTAGCGGCGTAAGTAGAACTGTGGTAAATACTACCGTTCACACCTGCAAGACTAGAGTGTACAAAATACTGTAGACAGCGAATAGCGCCATCATGATCATCAGGCACAGCGCCAACATGCATTGGGTCCACAAAAATATTGTGTATTTCTCCGCGATAACATGCTATGTACTTAAGACCACCAAAGTGCAAGCCCTTAACACAAAACTGATTATCGTTAGTATTTACATACGACCAATCTGGTAGTCTGTGCGTACAGCCAACCTTAATAAAGTGTCCTGGCTTAGCGTAGCCATTAGGACCTTCGCAGTAAAATGCATCACCGCTAGTCCCCATAATAGCAGGCTGAAATAACCTGTCTTCTACGTGCTCAGGAAGTCCGTCGCCAGAAATCTCACCTGTGTCAGGATCAAACATACGCTTGTAACGATCTACTTCTTCACCAGTTTCAGTGTCATACTTAGTAAGAACTTCTTCTGATACTTTGTAACCGTTAAGCAAACCCTCCTTGGTAATCTTCATCTGGTACATAGTAGCTCTACGCTCAGCGACTTCTTCGCTAAGGCCGTGGTCCTCCATAAGCTCTTTCTTAAGCTTAGGGTGCACATACTCTAGGTTAACAAAGTTAAAGAACCTGTCTGCAAAGTTTTCACCGTTGCCGTTATCCATCTTCTTTCTAAGAATAGGATTACGCAAGAATCTAATCCACATTTTTATAAGTGGTAAGTACTCTGCTTCCTTGTCCATAGATGCTAGGATACGATCTACTAGTGCTTGAGGCATTGGAATACTAGAAACTACTCCACCATAAGTTAAGAAGAACTGCCCTGTAGCTTCGTTAACATGAATCCACGGACAATCTGTTTCAATAGTAGTTTTGTAATCTTGAACGGTAAGCTTAGCAAACTCTTCCATGAGTGCATTGTACTCGTCCATAGTTGTTACCTCCTCTGCTTTACTTTGCAGAGTTACCATTTTGTTATAGGTAACTTCATCATAGTTGACACTAAATGGAGTGTCCCCATAAGAGCCTGATATGCGGCCCTCTATTACATTAATTGTAATCATAACTGTTTAATAATTAATAAGTTAAAGATAATAAAAAAACTTTTTATAGGCAAACAATGCCCAGGGAAGTTATCCCCAGGCCGTTTGCAATACGTCACCAATCTAGTCTGCCTTTTGCATCTAGATATGTCTTAATCTCCTTAATAAGGTCGTCGTCTAAGTGCACTCGCTCAGCTGTGGGCTCAAACTTAATCTCATCAATTGCATTAAGTAATACATGTACACTTTCTGTCCATTCTGTAAGTTCATTGTACTTGTCCATCATCTCTTGGTCTTGACCAATTGCTTCTGGTACATCTAGTACAAACAACTCACGACTCTTCTGCTTAATAGCTTCAGCATCGTCAGTTTCATTACAAAACTTATGGAATGTTACAAGCTTCTCTATAGCAGGAAATACATCGGTATCTTTTACCCAGGCACTTCGTTGTAAATCACGATCTACTGCGGTATAAACATCTTTGTACTTTTCATAAAGGTCAGGATTAATCTCTTTTAGACAATATAAATATGTCTTGTTTTTCATATCCTTCATTTTATCTGCAGTGTACCATTTAATTAAGTGTTCGTCCATTGTATATCCTCCATTAGGGGTTAATTGTAAAAAGAAATCGTCAATATGCTTAACGTTAGGGTTCATAGAAATATGTCTAATATTATTCTGCGCAACCCTAATAATCTGCGGCGTAGTCCAGTCAAGATTTATGCTGTCAGCTCCAGGCTCTGACCATGCCTCCCATTGACCTTTCTCGCTACCCCAACCTTTTCTGTTACGAACAGGTGGAGTATCAAAGAAAAATACAGGATGACTAGCTTCCTCGTCATAAGATCGCGGAAAATTAGTATAAACCTCTCTGAACTTAGGAGCATAAGCATGTAAAATACCACATGCAGCCATAAGCTTATCTTCGTCCTCCTTAGTACCATAGTAGGTAGTACGCTGAGTCTTCATTAAGTCCTTAATCTTGGGCTCAACCTTATCAAGAATGTATCTCTTACGATCATTACCACGCCAATGATTATGGTTAAAACGAAAACTGTATGCTACCATACGTGATTCTAACTTACGACGCTCACTAGGACTAATGTTCTCAAACTTAGCTACCTCTTCTGCAGCCGCCGCTTCATCTTTGTATTCTTCTAGCCACTCTTCGTCAATCTCTATGTCATCGTAATTACGAACATGAGAAGACTCAGTAAGAAGCTCAAGAACTCTATCACGCTTAGCTGCAGTTTTATGCGCTAGCTTAACAGACGCTGGAGTATTAAGCTCCGGAGTTACATCTATAGACTTAAGACAAATAATAGGACCATCACATGTACTCTGTAGATACAAATCTTTGTATTTACTGTGAGATTCTTCTCCCATAATAAATATATTATTCTCTCTAAGAGCACTGTAATTTTCTAGCTTGTCTCTGCTTATCTCATCTTTACCTTCTCGGTGATTACGAGTAACAGAAATAAGCTCAGCCTTAAAACCTGCAAAAAGTTTCTTTACAGACTCGTTCTTAATCCTAGGATCAGGCTTAAACTTAGGCTTAATAGACTCCTTGTCTATAATATTAGCTATTCTACCTATTACACTACCGCTGTCAGCATTACTAAGAACATCCTTACAAGCTAGCAACCAAGAAATAAAATCCTCTTGCTCTAGCTCTTTCTGTACTAGGTCTGTAGCCTCTAGTGCTGCCTTCTCTATTACAGATAAAATGTATTTCTTAGTGTTCTCATTCCAGATTACCTTCTCGCGGGACGGCGTAACATCTACACCCTCTTGTAATACTATCTCACTGCCGTTGTCAGGGTCATGTATAACCTGTCTAGCAGGACACTTGAAAGCGATAGGGCCCCACATCTGTTGCATCTCCAGCTCTCTAAAATCTACAAAGCCGTAGTTAACACCTGTAGCAGCGCCATCACCTTTAGTCAATACTATGTGAGGTTTACTGAACACATACGTATCAGAAATAATTAGATTATCAGAGTTGTATAAAATATTAGGCTGAATCTTTTCTTCTCTTTCATGCCCATCTTCTGCAATTCTAATAAATCTAACATTTGTAAGATACATAAGCTGCTCTTCTACCGCATCACGATACTCACGTCTGTGGTGACGCTTTACCTGGAAAGAAACTTTAGTGCCGTTAAGCTCATCTGTTTCTTCGTAGTGCACCTTTGTGCCGTCACTTAGCAAGATGTATGGGTTAGGACCATTTGGTGTAAACGACGGTACAATAAAATCAGTCTTGTAGTTGTAGCAATTACACTTAAACTTTTTACCGTTGTGTACAGTCTCTATAGTATAGAAATCTACACCAGTAGACAATGCAGCTTTAGCACCCAAGCCAAACGCACCGAAGTTTTCTGATGTATTACGCTTGGTAGAATAACCTAGCTCTAGTACACCCTCTAATCTACGTTGACCTATGCCTACGCCGTGGTCCTGAATAGTAACTGTGTCACAAAAACCCGTTCCTTCGTTCTCTTTGTATGTAACAGTTACATCATTGTTTATTGCATCCAGGTGGTTAATGTCATAGTATCCTATGTCAAAATTACTGTCTGCATATTGAGCGCCATCACGCTTAATATAGTAGTCTTCTTCTTTTGCCTCGCCTGTCAATATCTCTATCGCTATCTCCTTCTCACGCTGTGCATCACAACCATTTGTTGCAAGCTCACGCACTGTAGATGGTATAGGTGTAGAGTATTGCGTAGACTGCAAAATATCAAAAACCATTCTTTCGGCGCCTTTGTTAATCTTTTTAGCAACGCCTTCAGATCCCTTGATCTGCTTGTCAATTGTTTTTATACTCATAAATTTGATTTTTTAATGTTTCTAAACATGTTTTATCTACCTCGCTAAGCCATTGCATATCAACAGGCTTAACACGGTCTTCAGCATTAGTCTGAACTCTATCTAAATGTGACCATGACCTCCTTTCTAGCCACGCAAGTTTACCCTTGTCGTCTGCCCATATAGGAATACTCATGTACAAGCATCCTTTTCCATAGCCGTAATCTTTCCAGGATACAAATACACCATAAGCCTCAACATTTTGATATAGGACTCGTATAGGTGTCCCTGGCTTGAGATTCTCTTGCCATTTTTCTATTTTGTCTGATTTCATTTAAAGCGGTTTTTAATTGTTCACGATCTAAATATCTATTATACTCTTCCATAAACCTGCTGTAAACCTCCTTCACTAGTATAAAATACTCCACGCCGTATACTGGCTCAAATACTTTGTTGAACTCTGTAAGATCTTCTATGTACCCAAAGACATTATCTTTTGTGTAGTCATAGTAATCTTCTATTTGCTGACGCGTGTTATCGGGACTAATAGACATATCAATCCCAAGCCCGTCCAGTTGTTGGACGAGATCATCTGAATAATTCATAAAATTTTAATTAAAGTGTTATAACTCTTTGATAAGCTCTATAGTTTCTAGAACTTGTTTTTGGTTTCTGGGTAGAAACAGTACAGGAGGGTCGTCCTGTTGCATAAGATAATTCTTAAACATTTTCCACTTTATAGGGAACACGTCATTAGCGAACCCTTTGACTTCAATGATCCATCTTCCATGAGGATCTACAAAATCAGGAGTGTATGTTATATCTCTTATCTTAGTAGTAGTAGGTATGTAGCCCTTAGTTTTGTGGGGCTCATACACAGTAGCAGAGTAACGAAAGCCTTCCTGCAATACATACTTCTTCTTTTCATACAAAGCATCTATGCCTGCATCTTCTAGTTTTCTGTATGTAAACAGCTCAAGCTTAGAGCGAAACTTTATGCCTTTATAAACTTTGGCAGTTGCGTTTCTAACTTTCTTGTTCTGTGGTTTTCTCGTTCTTCTCTTCACTGCGCGGGATATATAAGCAATCGTGGTAAAAATCTTCGTCAATGTCTTTTATTTTGTCTATCAACCTGCGTTCTTCTGCTCGTGCAGCTTCACGCGTTCCAAGATCGTATTTATTCTTCATGCCTAAGTTAGCAAAAATACTGGCACACTGTCGCAGTATGTCATCTATTTTTTGTCTAACTCCCTTATCAACGTCGTACTTAAGTTGTCCGTCTTTTCTTTTTGCCATAGTGTTTGATATTCTATAAGTTTCCTTGCTAGGTCTAGAGATTTATATTTTGCTATATAGTCAGATAAATCTTTAGTTCCAAATTTACTAGGGATAACAATGTTGCTCATAGGAAAATATTTCTCAATAATTTTGTTAGCCATAGCTTGCCCAGGATTATTAGGGTTAGCAAAGTCATTATCGTAAAAAACAACTACCTCGTCAAATCTTTCTTGGAGTTCTTGAATAAGGCTTTCTTCTGGCATTTGCATCTCCGACTGGAGCGCAATTGCTGAGATTCCCAATTCGTACAAACACATGACGTCCTTGAGGCTTGAGGTGATGACACAGAGCGATCCCTCTTTAGGGAGCTGACTGTAGCCTTGTATATGCTTTTTAGTAGTGTTGCTAATCCACTTAATATCTTCATAGGGTGAGTAAATTTTGTATTTATTCCCAATCCTATATGCATAACTAAGGTCACAGCTAAACCTGTTAGCATTAATCCAGTAGTAAGATATAGGGGAAACGTCAAAGATAGTCAAAGTCTTTTTACTGATCAAATATTGAGACCAAAACTCTGCATCTTTTTTCATCCACTCACGCGACTTCTTTTTAATAATAACAAGCTTCTTAGATTCTTGTTTCATATTAGTTCTGCTAGCCATATGACCCATGCTAAAACCAATAGTATCCTTGTAAGAAGATAGGTTAAGATTAAAGTCGTAATCAATGAGCCTAAGTGCATCATAAAAACTACAATTAAACTTATGCATTACATATGAGAAGCAGTCAAAAGTGTGCTCTGGATAACCAAAGTCTTTGTACAAAAGTTTACCCTGCCAATTGACGATAGAAACAGATGGAGTATTGTCTTCTCTAAGATCACTACAAAACTTTACACCTAGTTTTTTAAACTTCGGACAATAGTAACTAAAAATATCAATGTCACGTATCTTATCCAGGATAACTTCCTTAGACAAATGCGCTTCACTATCTCTATTTTTAATCATGGGGCTGTGAATTTAAATAAAAAAATGGGAGCCACAAAGCGTGACCCCCATTTAATTATTTGTCAACTATTTAGACCCAGTCGTCCGTCTCAGAAACTGTTTCTGTAGAGTCATCATCAGGAGTCACAACTGCTAGCTGTGGCACAAATGTACCCCATGACAAGTCTGGGTTAAACTCAGCGTTGAACGCACCGTAGTCATCATTAAGATTCTTGATAAACAAGTCATCTCTCTGTGGCTTAATACGACCAAACACTTTAGTGTATACAGACTGGTACTTACCATCCTTAACACCGATCAGTAGTCTAACCTGGTTGCTAGCAAGTAATCCAACTAGAGCTTTTACCTCTGCTACATCACCTTTAGCAATCTTGCCAATAGAGTCAAAGTATACCTCGTCGCCTTGAGCTACGTTAGCCCACGCTTTTACAAAGTTAATCAATGTCTCTTCGCCTGTTAGCGCATGACGCTGTCCTTCTGGCTTCCACCACTCATACGTAGGTGCACCTTCAGACCATGTAGACTGACCAATGTTGTTAATCCACTGGTTCTTTCCACTCTGCGATACACGCTCCTTAGAGTTAAGTAGAACTTCTAGACGAGTAGTCAAGTCATCATTCTTTACCCAGAACGTTAGCTTGAAGTACTCTTCTCCGCTAAATTCTACATAATAGTTAGGCTCACTCTTTACCATGATGCCTAGCTTATGCAGCTCATCCATTGTAGGGTTTACTGCAATCACATTAAAATTACTAAGGCCTGAGTACAACTTAATACCCCCACCTACAACCTCTTGGGTTGATTCATTGCTTTTAATAGCCATATCTGTCTATATTTTAAAATTAAAATTCATCTTCTTGACTATATACATCTGTAGCTTCTACATTAGTATTGTCTACTCCGTATAACATTCTAGATGCGTCTTCAACTGTATCTTCTACAGGAATACTAGTCTGGTTAGGATCTACAGTGTCAGTATCGTCCACAAAATTAAAAGAAAGTTTCCTTACCTTCTTAGCTTTACGGCCCTTGAGTTTAGGATGCTTAAACATCTCTGCAACCTCCCAGGTCTTCAAGCCATACTTTGTCTGGATACCTGCACGGTCAGTGCCATTTTCCAAATCTTCTATAATCATTGACACAGTAATTGTTTCAGGCGTGTCTGCCTTAGGTGCTGTGTCTACACCTGTTGGTCTTGCTTCAATCATTGTTTAGTTTTTAAAGCGGTTAATTAATCTATAAATATCTTTGACCATTCAAGAGGCATGGTCTGGCCTTTAAGGTGATCGCACCTGCTACCTGCAGTTACATCTTCTAAAGAGTTAAACGAAATCATAGTCTGATCGTCCTCTCTGTATATGTAGCCAACAGCGTCAGCATTTGCACATGTAATTTGCTTGATTTTGCCGGTCAAATCTAGGTCCTTAACAGCAACCTCTTTGCCCTTCTTCTCAAGCATCTTGTCTTTCAAGTGGCCTACAAGTATAACGTGGTCCGCAAGCTTGTTCAGCCTATCAATCCACTTCTTGTATGCCATACGCAAGTACAAGTAACCGCCACCGTTAGGTAACGACAGTATTGACATGCCTGGATTCTTTGTTTCAAAGTTTTTACCCATAGGCGTAGTCATGTACAACTTCTTTGCGTCTTCCTCACACCACTCCTCTAGTTTAGAAATAGTGTCGATAGCCACATACTTGTACGGCTTGCCTTCTTTGACAACAGCTTTGCCAACTTCAGCAAGTTCCTTTAGACTGTTAACTTTAACCTTAAGTGCATCGACCATGTCAGAGCCCTCCTCCAAGTCAATAATCAAACAGTCATCTAGCTGTGATAACACCGTAGTCTTGCCAATCTTTGGCGGACCGTAGATTATCATGTTCTTAGGCGATTTGCGGCTAGCCTTTACCTTCTTCTTTGGTAATTCCATTACATCCATTAGTATTTAATTATTTTATAGTTAGAAAATATATCTAATTGTATTCCAAGGTATCTTGCTACTATGCAAGTCCTTAAACTCTTGTATAAACTCTCGCTTCTTCTCAAATTTATACCTAATATTTTCACCCCCGTACTGAGATATTTTAGCCTCCTGAATGTCAGGTGACCATAGTGTTATCTCAGTTTGGGGGTGGTTCTGTAAATTCACAGTATGCTTCTTAAAATTATGCGTAAGAAATATAACTTCTGCAAGCACCTGCTCTTTCCAGTTTACGTGTTCATCCACCAAATCAAATAGTTCTGCGTAGTCTTGTAGCCAGCCATCGTATACAATCACAGGACTGTAGTTTATGTGCACATCATAGCCAGCATCTATAAACTTATCTATAGCTTTAATCCTGTCTATAATCTTAGATGTATTTTTTTCATGTATATCAGCCATATTTTGTGGCATTAAACTAAATCTAATACGTATTTTACCTTTAGGGTTGTACTCTAATAAGTACTTATTTACGTACTTAGTAGCAAAACTGCCCATAGCTACAGGGTGATCTTTAAAGAAATCAAAAATCTGTTCCCAGGCGTGGTACTTAGCATGTAGCGCAAAGTCTTCGTTGCAGCTAATGTCATACGTAGTATACTTAGCATGCGTCTGATTAGGCTTGTCTACAGGTGTAAAGTATGCATGATTATTAATATGTGTTAGTATGTCATGCGGGTTTGTAGCAACCGACAATCCATCAGGCTTGTGGCGCTTCATGTAGCAGTAACTACAATTGTATAAACAGCCATGGCCAAAGCTAGGACTAATAAAATCTGTAGACCTACCAGACTCTCGTATAGTAAATGTCTTTCTTGTAACCTTATCAACCATTACCGTTCTCTAATTGTGAATGTGCTCATGTCTGCTTCGTAACCTATCATGCCTAGCAAACCATCACGGTTCTTTTCTACGTGACATGCAAGCAAACCTCTAGGGTTCTCACCGCAGTATGTATCTACAATGTTATACAAATCAAACGGCCTGTTTAGGATCATAACTACGTGTGCGTCCTGGCCTATACTGTCGCCACCAAACAAATCTGTAAGCATAGGCTGGTACTGGTTCTTAGCCCTGTGCTCCTGCTCTATGTTCCTGTTAAGCTGCGACAATAGTATGTTAACTACACCAAGCTTTGACTGCATCCACATGCAACCTTTTGATATAGTGTTTAAGCGCTTTAGTTCTGTATCCTCACTACCCCTAACAAGTCTAGAGTGGTCAAACAAGTTTATAACTGTGTCTTCAGGATGCTTGTTAAATACTTCTTCATTAGTATTCATAATAAACTCCATACTCCTAGGTATGTTGTTAAAGTAAATAGGATACTTACCATACTTCTGCACTTTGCCTGCGTAGTTTCTAAAATCTACATCAGACAGTGGTGAGTCTACAGACAGTAGGTCACCCATTTGTTTCTTTACGTCCTTTGATGCACTACGCATAACCTGCTGGTAGCCTGGCATCTCGAATGTCCAGTAAAGAACTCTAATCTTTTTATCTTTGTTTGTATCCAGCACGTCAAATACTAGCTGATTACTAAATGCAGACTTGCCCACACCTGGACGTCCTGCAATCACATAAAGCTTACCTTTTTGTAAACCACCAAGTAAATTTCTATTTAATCTTTTCCAAGATGTAGGTAACACGTCACGCTGTCCAAGCTTTGCTTGTTTAACAATTGCAATTGACTGGTTAACTGCTTTATCTATTTTTTGAAATCCCCTGGTCTTAAATACATCATAGTCTTCTTGTGATTCTGTTTTCTTCTGAGCTTCCGCCATCGCTTTCTATATTACTATACTTTTCCCAAGTATGATTATTAATCCAAACTTCTAAATTTTGCAGGTACTCTAGCCTGCCTCGCTCTATCTTCAACTGTTTATCCAGTAACTTCAGAATCTTATCGTGTATAAATCTTTTATTTCCTACTACTCGTCTGTATCTATCTTTTGCTTTCTTGTTTGCTTTTGCGCTGGGATCACTAGCATGCAGTATACGCATACCTTGTTTAGTTTGCACCTTCATAGGGTACGCTACAAGTAGCTCTGCAAACATCTGATCAAAATCACTTGCAAATAAATCTATAAATTCTTGTCTAACAATATGCTCTTCTATCTTATCTCCTAGTTTAACAAATCCTTTCTTCTGTAACTCTTCCCAATTAGGATTGAGTTTTAATCTGCCTAAGATTTTAAACCCTTTCCTATACAAAGCATACAGTGCTAAATAATCATCAGCACTTATGCCATTATCCATCAATAAATTTATATCAATTTCTACCTGCATGACCTATACAAATTTACGAAAAAACTACCTGATTACAAAGCATTTAGCTCTGTAACCAAGTAATATTCTTCAGTCCCTTAACACTCTTTCTTAGCCATTTTTCTTCCTGGCTACCCTCTACATATAATATGTATATCTTACCC